ATAGCTTTGCGTTGATAACAATACTGTTCAATCTTTGCATTATCAACATCAATTTGTTCTTCTGCAAAAAATGTAGGAAACAAATATGTAAATTGCATTTCATTCCTAATAGTGGATCGGGGTCAAGGACTCGAACCCTGAAAGTAGGAACCAAAATCCTACGTTATACCAATTTAACTAACCCCGAACAAAATTTGGTGGGTCGCCCAGGTAACGATCCTGGCCAGCGCATAGGCAACGGTTTTACAGACCGCACAACGTCCTTAGTTGTATACCGACCCTTATTTGTTTCTGCCACACCAAGTGTTAGTTTGAGAATGACAATTAGGACATAAGAAACGTAGATTAGACTTCATATGATTAGAACTATCTCCATCTATATGATCTAAATGAAGAACTATAGGTTTTTCGTTCCAACTATCTGTTATACCACATCCAACGCATTTATATTCTAAAGCATTCTCTTGCAGAATTTTCTTTTTTACCTTTCCTGTCTGAAAATATGGATGTAATCCATCTAATATTTCAGCAAGAGGAACCTTTTGATTTGCTCCTCCAACAGAGAATTTCAGATCTAGTTTTTTACACTTTCTCCAAATTTCTATTACAGGCAATTTAAACTTGGCGGCCATTTTACCTAGATGTTTATACTCATTATAAGCATGTATTATTTCATCGTCGGTTACTTGATTCTGTCTTTGTATCATGATAAGTCCTCCTGAACTTATTTATACAAAAGCAGATTTCTAATCCGCTATTATGGAGTCCAGGAAAGGATTCAAACCTTCAACCTTCGGTTTCGTAGACCGATGCTCTATTCAGTTGAGCTACCCAGACAATCCAGTAATGGAACAGGTGTGTAATCAATTACCTCAACAGAAACATTCTTGTATGCTTCATCGGGCAAACTATTACGATGCACATGTCCATGAACATTATACTTTGTTTTATACAGACTAGAAACATGCAACGGAATATGCGACAGAGTGCAATTGTATTCCGGAAACATTCTCCAGACCATAATCTTTTGAAAGACTTTCTGTATGTGTTCATTCTTAGCGTTGTCATGGTTGCCAAGAATAAGACGCTTACGTCCTTTCAATCTGTAAAGATGCTGATGACCTTTACTAAAATAGACATCACCTAGATGATACACAATGTCAGAATCAGAAACAACACTGTTCCAACGTTCAACCATATGCTCATCCATTTCTTCAACAGAAGAAAAGTTTCTAACAGGAGAACCATCTTCCTGTTTGAAGTTGAGTATATTAGCATGACCAAAGTGCGTATCACTAACAACAAAGATAGTCATAATTTGGTACTCCTAGTCAGATTCGAACTGACACTAGCGATGATTTTGAGTCAACGTCCTCTACCAGTTGGGATATAGGAGCATGATTTGGTAGGCCAGGTAGGAGTTGCACCTACACGTTGTCTTTCTTCCGGACGAAAAACAACAGCGCCCAGCGTTAGCGCCACGTCTACTCTTCCGTCACTGACCTATAATGGTGCGTCATCTTAGAATCAAACTAAGTCCTTCGGAGCTTCAAACCGACGTGCGGATCACCTACACCAACGACGCATGGAGCTCATATCCGGATTTGAACCGGACTCTACACCTTGAGAGGGTGTCGTCCTGACCACTAGACGATACGAGCATATTGAGCTGGGACTTCACAGAGGTATAGGCTCTCAGTCCCGAATGTTTTCCTATACTACAATTGGTGCCCCAGGAGAGATTCGAACTCCCAACCTTTGGTTCCTAAGACCAACGCCTCTACCAATTGGGCTATTGGGGCATAAACTTACGGGCACGTGGTAGCAGGTTTGCACACGCCTCTCTGCTAATCGTTACCCTGCCAGCAACCCCTCTATGCGTCCATAGCGATTCACTGGAATAGTGGTAGGGGATGACAGGATTGAACTGCCGACCTTCTCCGTGTAAAAGAGTTGCTCTCCCAGCTGAGCTAATCCCCCATAAATTCCCTGGACCGAAGACTCGTTCGCCTTTCTGCTACTTGTGCACTTTTCACAGTTTGGCTCAATTTATACGCTGTCTGCACTCGGTCCTACATGCGCTCTATTTTTCTACGCCGAAGCGGGCGAATTGGTCCGAGTAGCTGGATTCGAACCAACGACCCTCTGGTCCCAAACCAGATGCGCTACCAGGCTGCGCTACACTCGGATAAAACTGGATGCGATGCGTTGGAATTGCACCAACTTCTACTGGTTTATGAGACCAGCGAGATACTATACCTCCCGCCCGCAATAAACAGAAACGGTTGAGGCAAGGTAGCCTCATTCACATGTCTATACAACTTAGACAACCGATAGCGGTTGAGGCAAGGTAGCCTCGTTCGCATGTCTATACAACTTAGACAACCACCTCTGGTGCTGATAGTTGGAATCAAACCAACCTTTAAAGCCTTATGAGGACTCCTCGACATCTTGCCGACCTACCAGCGAACCGAATACGTTTCGATATACCTTCTTAGGGCACGGACAACAAACGACTTTTAAAGAGTTTGTGTTGACACCTTTCTGACTTCTCTGGCACCAGTGGTAGGAGTCGAACCCACGCCTAGACTTTTGGAGAGTCCCGTGCTACCGTAACACTTCACTGATAATGGCGGAGGATGAAGGAATCGAACCATCAACCTTTCGGTGGCGCTGTTTTCAAGACAGTGTGTGCCCCAGGCACGCCATCCTCCAAATGGTGGAAGTGACAGGCATCGAACCTGCAACCTGCTGCGTGCAAGGCAGCTGCTCTCCCAGTTGAGCTACACCCCCATTGATAATACGCCAACGGACTAGAAATAACCTATAGGCTCTCCTCGCACCGTTTCCTACTACACCGATCAAGGCGCTAACCATCGCAGGTTAGTCGGGATTGACTGCAACCGTATTACTGTCCACGTTTCGAACCGCAATCTAATCCGTTGGCGTATTATCAAGTATTCTATTTAGTTATCTTACTAAAAATTTATCAACAAGTCAATAACTTTTTTGGCGGAGAGTGTGGGATTCGAACCCACGGTAGAATTTCTCCTACGCTCATTTAGCAAACGAGTGCTTTAGGCCACTCAGCCAACTCTCCATTTGGTAGGGGATCCCGGATTCGAACCGAGTCGAGAACGCTAATCGGGCGCTGAAAGACTTATAAGGTCTCCCTGTGTACCAACACCATCCCCCATATATAAGTGGCGGGAGCGACGAGTTTCGATCTCGCTACCTCAGCAGTGACAGTGCTGCGCTCTCCCAATTGAGCTACGCCCCCAATTTTCTACCTTTATAATATCCTTGTTCTACCCATAAGTCAAGTTCTTCTTTCTTGATTTTCTTATTAATAGAACCGTTAGTTATCCAACAAGTGCCATACTGGCTGTTCTTAGAACCATCATGTTTACCCTTAGATGATTCTTTCATCAAAGCAATTGATTCTGGTTTGTGTGATTTACCAACCCAATTATGGCCATTTTCTTTCCAATGTTTTTTCAATTTGTCAGAAATATATTTTTTTAATTCTGGCGTATTCATACCCTCTTTAGTTCTTCTAGAGAGTTTAGATCTATACTGCTCGTCTTTATAGTCTCTTTTAGAAGATATTTCTCTATTCAGAGAAGTTCTATCTATTGTTCTGTTGATATACCCAAACCCACCATTACCACCAGGACATATATTATATGTATCTGTTCTATCACAATATTCTTCTGTGACCAATTCTTTTTCTTTAGCGTTCATTTCTTCTTCATTATCGAAAATATGCAAGATTTCTTTCGAAAAAAATTGAATTCCATATTTATTAATAGAAGATCTAACTAATTTACCGGAACCCATATAACCATCATTAAGGTTTTCTGTTTGATGCTTTCCAGTATATTCTTTACCGTTTAATTTGTTTGTAACTTTATAAATAATAAAGTGCATTGCGCTAACCTCCGAATCACTAATAGTCTTATTGTCATTGCTATTTAGTGATTCGGAGTGCTTATGTAGACCCACCCAGATTTGAACTGGGAACCTATTGATTAAAAGTCAACTGCTCTACCTATTGAGCTATGGGTCCAAAATAAAGTAGGAACATAACACTCTCCATACCTTCTCGGAGATCAACCCGATATCTTACTTCACAGAGCCAGCGTCCTGTTGTTATGTTCCAAATGGTAGACGAGGAGGGGATCGAACCCACGACAAGCCGATTAAGAGTCGGCTGCTCTACCAACTGAGCTACTCGTCCATAAACTGGTGATCCCTAGGAGAATCGAACTCCTCTTCTCAGATTGAAAGTCTGATGTCCTAACCGATAGACGAAGGGACCATAAACTCTCGGGCTGCTACCACACAGCCCTTCCCCAAAACCGCATGTGGTAGGTCGGCATATGGGAGTATTCTTGGTTGTTCCACTAAGAATCGAACTTAGATCTAACGATTATCAGTCGTTTGCACTAACCGTTGTGCTATGGAACAATATAACACTTAGAAAGATACAGGTTTACTATATCTCGGACGGAGATGGTTGCAACCAGAGCCCACGGATAAAGATACAAGGTTTGAGCATCAGTATTTACTGGCGCCTTGCTCGCACGAGCCTGTACCTATCTAAGTGTTATTGGAGGGAGTGATGGGACTCGAACCCACATATTTTAGGTTTTGCAGACCTTGCCGTAACCAATTCCGGACACACACTCCCAGAAAAAAGGCGGCCACTAGGACCGCCCTCTTTAATTAGAGACCAGCGGCCAATGCTCGGTAACCAGCAGCGACTAGCTTGCGACTTGGTTTACCTACGCGATACTTCTGAGTGACACGACCCTTAGAATCGGTGCGATTATTTAGGTAAACTGCGTAACCCATCTGACGAATCTTGTAAATAAGATCGTGCGGATTACCTGCACCATAACGAGACTTAATCTGAGCAGCAGACAGTTCCTCGCCACGATTAACTAGAGCCTCAAACACCTTATCAAACTGAGTTGCATTCTGAACCATTATATATTATCTCCTATTAAAAGATGTCGATTACACGACCATTCGAATCGACAGTGCGGATACGGGCATTAGGAAACTGCCACTGCAACTGTCGCATATTATCCCGATAAAGCTGCGGGATATTCTGAGTGCACGAATAAGTACGCCAGTTACCAGTCTCGTCTTGAAGCTGAACTTGAACCATGTCCATATCCGTAACTCCTTTTCCTAGCTTAACTTAATCTTACTATATTCTTCCACAAAAGTCAAGACATTTTTTAGGTCGGGGAAGATAAACTTTTTATTCTGCCAAGAGTCATCATGATCGTTGCCAGAGACCTCGACCATCCAACCATTCTCGTAACGATTCAAAGTAACGCTCTCTGAGACATTCATAAAGACATCACTTAGCTTAACCTGAGCCATACTAACCTCTCCTGGATTTCGTCCCTACGGTCGTCAAATCGACATCGGGACCAGCATATTGTAGTCCGCCTTTATTATAGAGCGGCATCACCAGACTCGCTTTCCTCAGGATCTCCTTCTGAACGTGATCTGGTTCTTTGTGAAGATTGGTCATAATATCCCGTTTCGGACAATCCCCAGCGACTAGCTGTTTATTGTCATAGGAACGGGTGGAACGATCAACCATCATAGAATCATTATACCCCGAACGGAACATTTTGTCAAGCACTTTTTTATCTTTTTTCAGACGGATCTGATCGGGATGCAATCCTTTGTTTATCAACCACTTATCGTG